GTCGGAAATATTATCAAAGCTAAGACTGCTAAATCGCGTTTGAGTAAGGAGAATAAAGATGTTGAAGTCCGTTTGTATTATGATGAGCGCGGTCTTGATCGTTACTATGGTCTTTTGGAACTTGGTGAGATTGGTGGACTCTGGAAGAATGTAGCAGGACGCTATGAGATGGATGGTAAAAAGATCTATGCAAAGCAGATTCTTGCTAATCCTGAAGAATATTTTACTGAAGAAGTAATGCAACAATTGGACGAAATCGCACGTAAGGAATTCAGTTATGGAGAAAGTTGAGTTTCTAATTCTTAGAAACCTGTTACACAATGAAGAATATACCAGAAAAGTAATACCATTTCTAAAATCTGAATATTTTGAAGATCCTAATCAAAAAATTGTTTTTGAGGAAATACTTTCTTTTATTCAGGAGTATAATCAATTAGCAACCAAAGAAGTTCTTTGTATCGAGGTAGAGAAACGTCAAGACATTAATGATTCTTCTTTTAAAGAAATCATTCATTTGATTTCTTCTTTAGAGGACGTTCCTGCTGAGTTTAATTGGTTAATCGATACTACCGAAAAGTGGTGTCGTGATCGTGCCATTTACTTGGCACTTATGGAGTCGATTCATATTGCTGATGGTAAAGATGAAAAGAAGAATCGTGATAGTATCCCTTCTATTCTTTCTGATGCTCTTGCTGTAAGTTTCGATACGCATATCGGACATGATTATTTGCAAGATTATGAACAAAGATATGAAGCATACCACAAAAAGGAGGATAAAATTGAATTTGATCTTGAATACTTTAATAAAATCACGAAAGGTGGTCTCCCTAACAAAACTCTTAACATCGCTCTTGCTGGTACGGGTGTCGGGAAATCTCTATTCATGTGCCATGTGGCTAGCTCCGTCTTGCTCCAAGGACGGAACGTTTTGTACATTACGTTGGAAATGGCAGAAGAACGCATTGCTGAAAGAATTGACGCAAACCTCTTGAATGTTAATATCCAAGACATTGCCGATCTTCCTAAGCAAATGTTTGAGAATAAGGTTACAAGTCTTGCAAAGAAAACTCAAGGTACTCTTATAATTAAAGAATACCCAACTGCCTCCGCACATGCTGGACATTTCAAGTCGCTTCTTAATGAACTTGCACTTAAGAAGTCATTTAGACCTGATATTATTTTCATTGATTACCTTAATATTTGTTCTTCCAGCAGGTATCGCGGAAATAGCAACATCAATTCTTATACATTTGTCAAGGCAATTGCTGAAGAATTGCGAGGACTTGCAGTTGAATTCAACGTACCAATCGTATCTGCTACTCAAACCACTCGTAGCGGTTATGGTAGTAGCGATGTTGAACTTACTGATACTTCTGAGTCCTTTGGTCTCCCTGCTACTGCTGATCTTATGTTTGCCCTTATTAGCACTGAAGAGTTGGAAGAGTTGGGACAGATTCTTGTAAAACAACTCAAGAATCGTTATAATGACCCTACAATTTACAAACGTTTTGTGATTGGTATTGATAGGGCAAAAATGCGTCTATATGATTGTGAACAATCTGCTCAAAATGACATTATAGATTCTAAGAATTATGGTGACGAAGATTATAGGGAAAATTCCGAGACAAAAAAATATAAAAAACAATTTGACGGATTTAAGTTTGAATGAATAATTTTGATATTATTATTGATGAAAATTTTATTGGTCCTTCCAATCAAGAAGAACTTGATAATATTATTAGTAATGAAAATTTTCCTTGGTATATAAATCAATCTTCAGCATTAGAAAAATATCCATTTTTGGGACATACTCTAATTCCTAGGTATAATCCAAAAACAGAAGATCCAAGTATAAATTCAAACTACTTTTATCCATTTTATGCAATTTTTCTTCAATTTTGCAATAAGCATAATTTAAAAGTAGATCAAATTTATAGATCGTCAATAAATTTAACAACAAATCATGATCTTTCTGTAATGGGAGATCCTCATGTTGATCATGAATATGAACACATGAACTTAATAATGTATCTTAATGATATACCTCAAGTATCAAAATACAATGGATCTACAATTATATTTGATCAGCAGTATGACGGTGAAAAAACTGCATATGAAATCTCTGAAAGGTTCACGATAAAACATGAAATATCCGCACAAAAAGGAAAAATAATTTGTTTCAATGGGAAGTACTATCACACAATAAAATGGCCACCTCCTGGAATCATGAGGTTTACCTGTATTTTTACCTTTTCCATACATTGACAATTGACTTAAATCCTCCTATACTAAAATGGGGATTACAAAAATGATTCACTTTTATTAAAATAGAAAATCTACTATGACAGAAAATAAAGTTATTGATACAAACAAATATATTGAATTTGTCCGCCAAACCACAAGTGCCGCAAGTACTAACTATGCAGATCTTCTTGCTCGTTTTACTGAACTTGAAGTCGAAAATGATGTAGATGTTCCTCGTCTTTTGACCGCTGCTCTTGGTATTAGTGCCGAAGCTGGTGAATTTACTGAAGTTGTGAAAAAAGTGTTCCTTCAAGGTAAACCATATAACCAGGAAGCAACATTTCATCTTAAGCGAGAACTTGGTGATATTTGTTGGTATCTGTCTCAGGCATTTATGGCGCTTGATACTAATTTTGAAGAAATTCTTCAAATGAATTTTGAAAAACTGAGTGCTCGTTATCCTGAAGGTGCTTTTGATGTTTATCGTTCTGAAAATCGTGTGGAGGGAGATCTATGACTAAAGAAACTAGCGTAACTATTTCAATCGATGTTCGGACTGCTGCGGCAGTTCGTCAAGTCTTATTTGATGCTCAGAAAGGATATACTTATGATGAAGTTAGTATTCCCCCTCGTGTTGCTGATATTCGATCTGTAATCGTGCAACTTGACAAGGAGATTGAAAAGCACACTCTTTGATTAAACCATGCTTGAAGTCTTTTTGACTATTTTTATAAATAACTAAAAAAGTATTTGTAAAAAATGGATCCTAAAGAACTACTCGGATTGATCGAAGCATATTCAGAAGTGTATGCTTCCCAAGAAGATATTGATGAAGCAACAGCAATGGCGAAGCGTGGTTATGATGAGACTGCAATTCGTAACAAGATTGCTAAGTCAACTGGTGGTGGTGAGGCTGCTGATAGAGCATCTGCACTTGAAAAGAAATCAACATTCGGTGATGCTAAGAAAGCAAGCAAGCAGCAAGAGGAGCGCAAAGAGGTGCTCTGACTCCTGCTGAGAAAAAGCAACTTAATAGAGAAGAGTTTGATATCTTTGAGACAGTTCTTGAGTTTCTTTATGTTGAAGGATATGCAGAAACTCTAGAAGAAGCAGAGTGGATGATGGCTAACCTGATTGATGAAGAAGCAATTAATATTATTCTTGGTGAAGAGTTTGAACTTGATGAAGCAGAGGGTTCATATGGTGCAACACCAAAGGCATATAGTGCAGCAAAACAAACTAAAATGTCTGCAAAGAGAAAGCCTTTCCTCAAGAAGATGCTAAGAAGAACTAATCCTGCAAATAGAACTTCTTCTTATGATTCTCCAAGAAAGGGACTAACTTCTGATGATAGAGAAAGAGCAAGAGCAGGTTCTGCTCATGGTGTAGGTACTCGTCAAGATCACGATTATCCTTCACAGGGTCCTGGTGGCGTAACCAAGAGTGCTAAGAAACTCCGTAAGCAAAAAGCAATGGGCGAATTTGCTAAGGAAGAATTTGAACTTTGGGTAAATGAACTTGTGGATGAGGGATATGATCTTTCCGATTATACTTGGGATGAAATGCTTGATATCTATTTAGATGAAGCAGAAGGTTCTTATGGCCAAACCCCCAAAGCAAAAGAAGCAATGGGTAAATTGGCTAATGATAGAAGAAACAAACCTGCAAGTGAGTATTCACAAAAGGGTGAAAAAACTAGAAAAGTAAAGGCAGCAGAAAAGCAAACGAAAAGACAGGATATGCTTTCTAGAGGTCTTTCTGGAGGCAAGAAATCTTCTAGACCTTTTAGTACTAGAGGTAAGATGGACGCCGATGAGAGAACAGAAAGAAGGTCTGAGCGTGCTTTTGATTTAGAAACCAAATATGGAGAGGGTTCAGTAACCAAGAATCCTAAGAAACTTCGTAAGCAAAAGGCAATGGGTGAGATTGCTAAGGAATCATTTGAGGCATGGCTTGATGAAGCAATGACAAATTATGAGAAGAATCGTAAGAGAGCAGCACAAAGAGCAGCAGCAAGAAATGAGGCAAGAGCACAAGGTAAGACTGGTGCTGTTCCTGGTGTAGGTTATGTCACTCCAAGAAAAGAAAGGGAAACCTGGACTGATGAGAGTGGTAAAACTAGACATGCTAAGGGTCTCTGATAAATAAATCAGAAGGTTGTTTTAACCCCCTTGACTTTTTAGTTAAGGGGGTTTATAATATCTGAACTTGGGGAATTAGCTCATTTGGTAGAGCACCGCTTTTGCACGGCGGGGGTGAGGGGTTCGAGTCCCCTATTCTCCATTTCTAAATACTTGAAAAAGTAATAATAAATGTCTGCCGCAGAAATAATTATTAAAAATTCCTCCCAAGTCTTTGGTGACCTTGGGAATTTTTTCTCATCAATATCTGTTAGGGGAGGGGATAGGGAAATTGATGACTGGAATGATAATTCCAAAGACATGCTTTTCGCAAAAAGTCAGACTACTGTAATTCTTAGACCAAGAATTAGATCTAAAAAAGAAAGAGACTGGTTGAGAGGTAAATTTAAATCTCATATAGAAAATAGGCAATCTGAATTAGAAGAAAAAATTATAGAATTGATACCACCAAAAGTTGCATATACATTTTCATATACTGAAGAAGTTGTTGCTGGGACAGGAATTAAATCTTACATTATAAAGGCAACAGAAGAAGGAAAGAATAGAGCAGCAATAACAATTCTTCTTCAATCAAAGGGAATGTCAAATGGATCTGGTGGATCTAGAGAAGATCCTCACGAATTGATGACGGCTATTTTGATAAGAGAAAAGATAAATGTTGACTATACTACAATTAATACTAAAAAAAATGCCGTAGAAGAATACACTGAAATAGTAAACAATTTATATAAATCTGCAAACAAAATAGTAGGTGCTGCAGGATTGAATGGTTTTTATACTGATTCTGATAAAACTGAACCAGATTTAGTTAATCTTGCAAAGGCTGTATCAGTTTCAAACTATGTCATAGAACAAATTGGAAATGCTGAAGTCAAAGAGGTCTGGCAAACAGGAACTAAATGGGCTCAAGAAATTAAAAAATTCAGTGTTGGACCAAAAACAATTCAAAACTATAATTCTTCTGATATTATAGTTAAATTTCAAACTAAAGGAAAAAATGAAGCGACTCATTATTGGGGATTGAGTTTGAAAAAAAGAGGTATTGGTGAACCAGAACCAACTCTATTGAATAAACCAGCTTATGGCGCTAAAGGATTTCTGACAAAAAGTATTCCACAATCCGAACATAAAAAAATAGAAGATGCCAAATTAAATTTTTTTAGAGGTGCTTTGAAAGTTAAAGTTGGCAATACTTCATATAAAGGAAAAGATATTGTTAAGATGCCAATAAAAGAAGTTTTGAAAGCATGTAATACTGAATTTACGGATCAAAAAGAAAAGAGTGAAATGTTAAGGGGTCAAGGAAAATATATATCTAACCCTAACATTTATTTTGAAGAAATGGATAGAGTCTTTATTAAAAACTTTGACAATAATAAAGAATTCTTCGCAGATTTTTTAGATACTATTTTTAAAATAAACCTAGACACATATCTATCAGATACTGCATTTCATTTCAGTCTAATAACTGGTGAAGGCGATTACAAAAATGGAAAAATATTTGAAGTTAAACCGCCATTAGAAAAAGAAGGAAGACTCACATCAGAAATTTTTAGAAAGATTTTTTCTGATCCAGATGCAACCGAATATAGAATTGTAAAGCAAACTGATAAATTTCATGCATTTGAACCTGCTGCAACTGCTGCTAAATTATTCTATGAAATGTTGATAGGGAAACCGGGATCTCCCATAAGTGTTGTTATGCTTGAAGTTAGATATAAGGGAGCACTTACTGGAGAACCTCAATTTCAAGTTTTTATGTCAGTTAAGCAGAATAGTTTTGCAAATCTTTATAAAAAAGAAGCAGCGAAAAAAACTTTTGGACCAGATCGCTGGAAATAATAAATATAATTATATCAACATAAAATATGAAAAGTTTTTCACGATTTTTATCTGAAGCAAGTAAATCTCTTGCTGTTATGCAAGCGACTCGTCTTGGATTAACCGGAGATGGTCATGGTGGTTGGTATGATAAAAATGGAGAATTTGTCGCTAAGACTGAGGGTGGTAAATTAAAATTTTATAATAAAGACCAGAGAATAGGGCAAAAAGACGGACCTCAGATAAGAACTCAAGCAAATCAACAAGTTGCAGCAACACAAGTACAGCAACCACAAGAAGTACCAACAGAGGAACCTCCAAAGAAAGATAAGGGAGTTTTAACTATAGCATTTGGTCGTTTTAATCCTCCTACTATTGGGCACGAAAAACTTTTAGACGCAGTAGAAAAAGTAGCCGATAAAGGGGAATACAAAATTTACCCATCTAGATCTAATGACGCCAAAAAGAATCCATTGGATCCGGATACTAAAATTTCAATCATGCGTAAAATGTATCCAAAGCATGGAGAAAGAATTGTTAATGATTCAAATTCAAAAACTATATTTGATGTGCTAAAGCAAGCTCATGCTGATGGATATTCTTCAGTTAATATTGTTGTTGGATCTGATCGTCAAGCAGAATTTGATAAATTAGCAAATCAATATAATGGAAAGTTGTATGATTTTGGTGAGATAAATGTTGTTTCTGCTGGAGCTAGAGATCCTGATGCTGAAGGCGTAGAGGGAATGTCTGCATCTAAACTTAGAAAGGCAGCAGCAGAGGGTGATTTTGCAACATTTAGATCTGGAGTTCCAAAAACTTTTGATGATAAAGACGCCAAGCAACTTTACAATACACTTAGAAAATCTATGAAGATTTCTGAAGGTTGGAGACTTTGGCAAATTGCTCCTAAGTTTGATTGGACAACTCTAAGAGAAAATTATATATCCAACAACATTTTTAATGTTGGTCAGTTTGTAGAAAATTTAAATACCGGTCTTGTTGGTAGAATAATTAGAAGAGGAACTAATTACCTTATATGTGTAACTGAAGATAATGTTATGTTTAAGTCGTGGATTAAGGATGTGATGGAATATTCTGAAAAGAATGTTGATAGAATTTATAGAGAACCAGGAAAACCAAATACTCTTATTGGAACTGGTGGGTATTTAAAATATGCCTCAAAACAAGCAAAGGGATCTTCTTTGGGAAAACAAAATTTGCAATCAGGAGGCAGAGCGTTTCTTGATTTCATAAATACTAATAAAGTAAAAAAGTAAAATTGTAAAATGTCTTTAAATCCTCTTAACGACATCTCTCTAGTATATGCGACTGAGGTGTTAAAACCACAACTAGGAAAAAATAATTCGTCTTCTGCTCCTAAGGTAGAAAAGGGAAAGGACGATGAAGAATCCTCTGCCAAAAGAGTAAGGCAGGCTGTGTATGATATTCGATATAGAGCTAGAAGAGAAGGTCTAAAGGTAGATCAAGCATATACTCAGTATATGGGAAATACTAGTATGCCTGGACCAGAAAAGAATGCAGTTAAAGAAAAACTTGGAATTTCTTCTTCAGGCGCTGTTTCAGTTAAAGAAGAGTCTGGCGACCAAAAATTTAAAGTTAGGGTAACTGACAAGAGTAGTGGAAAAACATATGTTAGATATGCAACAAGAGAGAAAATTAATCAGTTGAGATCTAATCCAAATATTTCTTCTGTGGAAATGACTCAGTATGGGAAACCATATGAGGGTGAATCTGAGAGAGGAGAATATACAAAGAAAACAAAATCTGGCAAAGGACTTGATCCTGTTGGTAAAGAAGATAAGGACATTGACAATGATGGTGATCATGATAAGACCGATAAGTATCTTTTAAACCGCAGAAAAGTTCGTGGTGCAGCAATTAGTAAAAAATCTTCAGTAAAAGAAGGTTTCTCTAATTGGAGAATGGATTTGATTGAAGTACTAGAAAAATCTAAAAATACTAGTACAAAGAAAAGTGATGATGTAATGATAAAAGAAAAAGAAGTTTCCAATACTATAAAAATTAATCCAACCTTAAATAGTGAGCAACTCAATTCTTTTGTTGAGGAGAATGGTGGAAATTTGTTAGAATTTAAAGAAATTGAAGAATTGGATGAAAAAACTTTGACTGCCGCAGAAAAAAAGAAAAGAGAAGAGATTGTTAAATCTATGAAGAAAAATCTATCTGGATTTAAATCTCGTTATGGAGGTAGAGCAAAGGATGTAATGTATGCAACTGCAACTGCTAGAGCAAAGGAAGTTGCTGAAGGTGTAACCGATCAAATTTCGCTCAGTCCTCAAGAACTTCAAAAGCAGAGACAAAAAACTCAATTGGATATGCAAATAGCTCAGTTGAGAAAACAATCTTTAGCAAAGAAGAAAAATTCTGAGACGGACCAAAACCCAGTAACAGAAGCAACAGCTGCTGCTAAGAGAGGAGTTGTTTTATCGCAGAACAAGCAAGAAAGATCTGTATCTGCACAGAAGTCTTTTGCTGCTGCCCAAAAGGGTAAAGAAACTAGACTTAAAGCTGGTATCACCGACCTACAACATAAAGCAGAGAAAGAACATAAAAAAAATTATCCTGGTTCTCGTCAAGAACCTAAGGTGAAGGGTGCTAAGGAAACTGAATCAGAAACTCGTAACAGAAGAGCAAAACAACAAGTTTCTAGAGTTATGAAGCATGGACTAACTTCAAAAGAAAAACAAGAAACCAAAGCAAGAGAACCTTATTATTCTGCAAGAGATTGATTGCTAAATAGCCCAGGATACTCTTCTTATGGAGGTAATCATGGGCGCAGTAGTAGCAGTGGTAAAACCACTTCTAATTCAAATTGCAACACATCCAGCAGTTAAAAATCTTGTTCTCGACCTACTTAAAAAGTATGTTGATAGTACAGATAATAGTATTGATAATGTAGTTTATGACCTGGTAAAAGATAAACTCTTTACACCACAAGCATGATTACATGTTTTGTAACTAACTGGGGAGTAACCATAGTCCTAGGTCTTCTGCTAACTGCTTCTGAGTGGTTAGCAAAAACAAAAAGATTTGAAGAAAATGGATTACTCGATTTAATAACTCACTTTTTAAAAGTAGTTTTACGCAAGGGAGACCAAAAGTAACGTCTCCCTTTTTTATAAATATCTTATAGCAAATAACTTTTACGGAAGAAAGAACATGGCACTCTGGGGAAATAATGATGCTAAAGGTTCTGGTGGAACAGTATCTCTTGATTATGCAACCCTTACTGTAACTGGTAGTGGAACAACTTTTGGGCAGGTAGGTGCTGCTGCAACTGGAGATGTGATTAGATTTGGCACTGCTTTTGGTGTTAATTATGGCGATGCTGTAATCGTTGGAATTGCAAGTACAACCGTACTCTCAATCGCATCAACTGCCGGGTTGAGTGGAGATGCGATATCTGGAGTTCAGTTTGAAATCAGCGAATCTCCAAAATTTGCAGTTCTTGATAGTCACTTAAATCAGTCTACTGGATCTTCTACAGAAACAATTACAGTTCTTGTTTCTGCTGCTACAACAAATGCTGGAATTGGAACTAACGTTGTTTTTGTAAACTCTTTGACTGGAGTACTTGCAGGAGACACCTTTACTAGTGGCGCAATCTCTAAAGTTGTAACAACTGTTGGAGCAACTAGCGTTTCTCTTGCTTCCACCATTGCTTCGGGAATTGCAACCGGCGCAACAGTTACTTTCTCTAGAGTAACGGGTGGTCATGAAACTTCTGTTATTGGTATTGAAGACGCTGGAGTAGAAGCTGCTCGCGCAACTAGTTTCAAACTAACTCATGCAGGTTGGGTTGGAGTTACTACATATAGAGATTCTGAAGGTAATATCAGAGTTAAATCTGAGGTTCTTGTTGCTATGTCTGGAATAACAACAGGAAATTCTCCAACATATCCACCATTCTAATAGAATATGATTTTTAATGAACTGAACGAAGAAAATTTTCTTTTATTTGCGATTAAAAATTATGAAAATCCGCAAGCAGTAACAAAAGAAGACTTTGATAGAGACTTAAATCACTTTAAGTACATCAAACGTCTTCTTAAAAGATATAAGAATAGTGGTGAATTAAAAACTCATTTGCTTTTGAATCATTTTATTATTTTATATAATATTTTTGGTGATGCTGCTACTCCTATGTTATTCTATAAAATAGAAAAAGAATTGTGGTCAGTGATGAAAACTTTTATTATTTTTTTAAATAAATTGCCAGAATATCCTAAATGTTTTATTCATGATGTTCAAGTTGATATAAATTGTTTATCCGAACTTCGAAAGGTCTATAATGGAAAACAGTAAATTGGATAAAATTATTGAAGCATTTCGTAACTATAAAAACTTGAAAGAGGAAATGATGGCAGTTGGAAATGGTGGATATACGGGTTCAGGTGATCCAAAAATTAAAGCTGGTTTCGATCCTGTAATGGGATTAACAAGAAGAAAGAAATATGCGTCTTTAGGAGTGGGATCCCGCAAACGCTGGATGAAAAAGAAACCATCGCAGTAAAACAATGTTCGGCCAAGACTCAAAGATTAAAGTTGCTGTTCTTGAAGAAAGAGTAAAGATACACGAAGAAATGGTAGAGCGTGTAGATGCTGCCATTCAAACTTTGAGTGAAACTAATCAAAATATCTGTAAAATGCTTGCTGTTCATGACGAAAGAATCTTCAACTGTGTTAGAAGTGACGAAGACACAAATGAAAAGATTGGAAAATTGGAAGTAAAGGTTGATGAACTTTCAAAATTTAGGTGGATGGTAGCAGGAGTTGTAGCTCTTTCTTTATTATTTTTTCCAGTTGTAACAGATTTTATATCTGTCTCAATAAATTCTTTGACAGAAAAAGTTAGGAATAAATAGTCTTAGAATTGGCACAAGTTGCCATGAAGACTAAAAACAAAACAACAATTTATGCGATCCAAAAAATAACAAATTCGGTTATAAAATGGACCGGACTTATAACCGTTTTGTGTGTTGACAAGATTTGATATTCTGGTAGAATAGACTGACTCACAGGGATTGGTTATGGATTTTGTTGATGTTAAATACATCAATTTGATTTCTTCTAGATTTCAAAAGTTTAAAAGAGTAAAACCTAATCTCTACAATTTTCGTTGTCCAATTTGTGGAGATTCGCAAAAAAATAAGAATAAAGCAAGAGGGTATCTATATCAAGTAAAAAATAATACAAACTATAAATGTCATAATTGTGGGATAAACATATCCTTTAATAATTTTCTAAAGCAAATAGATTCTGCAATTTACAAACAATATACTTTTGAAAAATTTAAAGAAGGACATACTGGAAAAAATTTCACTGTAAGTGAACCAGAGTTTAAATTTGAAACTCCAAAATTTAGACCAAAATTAGATTTGCCAAAAGCTTCGCAAAATCTAATAGCAAAAAGATATTTGGAAAGTAGAAAAATAAATCCAGATAACTATTATTACACCGAAAAATTTAAAGAGTGGACTAATTCTCTTCGCCACACATTCGACAATACGGATAAAGATGAACCAAGGATTATAATTTCTTTGTTTTATCAAAATAACTTAGTCGGATTTCAAGGAAGATCGATTGGTCCCAGTAAAGTTAAATACATCACTATAATGCTTGACGATGACGCACCAAAAATTTATGGTCTCGATGAAATCAAAAAGGATCAAACTGTCTACATCACGGAAGGTCCATTCGACTCAACTTTCGTACCAAACTCAATTGCTCTTTGCGGTGCAGACGGTGATGTTGGTAAGTGGGGCATTGACAATTGTGTGTGGATCTATGATAACGAACCACGTAATGCAGAAATCCACCGTAGAATCGAACAACACATCAACAATGGAGAAAGAGTTGTAATCTGGCCTTCTATCGTAAACGAAAAGGATATTAATGATATGGTGCTATCTGGACTGAATGTGCAGTCTATGATAGAATTAAATACTTATTCTGGATTAGAAGCAAAACTAAAATTTACTACTTGGAAGAAAATATGAGCAACGGAACCAAAGTAAAAAAGCGTGATGGGCGAATTGAGTCTCTTGACCTAGACAAGATGCATTTAATGGTTGAAGAGGCATGTAAGGGTCTTGCAGGCGTCTCTGCTAGTCAAGTTGAGATGACCTCTGGCATTCAATTTTATGACGGAATTACCACGGCAGAGATTCAGGAAATTCTGATTCGTAGTGCTAGTGATCTTATTGATTTGGATCACCCAAATTATCAATATGTTGCTGCCCGTCTTCTTCTTTTTGCAGTTCGCAAACAACTTTATGGAAAAATGAAGGAACTCCCTTCATTGGAGCAGCATATCTATAACTGCGTAAATGCAGAGGTTTATGATAGTGACATTTTTAACAAATACTCTCAAGAAGAGATTGTACGAGCTGATAGTTTTATTGATCATGACCGTGACTATCTCTTCACTTATGCAGGTTTACGTCAGGTCGTTGATAAGTACCTCGTGCAAGATAGAAGTAGTGGCGGCGTATATGAAACCCCACAGTTTATGTACATGATGATTGCTCTGACAATTTTTGCAGAGTATCCAAAAGAAACCCGTATGTCATATGTAAAGAGATATTATGACGCAATCTCCAAACACAAAATCAACATCCCAACACCAATCATGGCGGGAGTGCGAACTCCGCTTAGACAATTTGCTAGCTGTGTCCTTGTTGACGTTGATGACACCCACTTCCCAATCTGGCACCAAGAAATAGAAGATATTCTTGTACTAAAGAATAATAAAGGTACGGAGGATAATCGTGTTCGCAAACTTGACTACAGTATTCAAATCAGCAAACTCTTCTATGAGAGGTTCATTCAGGATGCTGAGATTACGCTTTTCTCCCCACATGATGTCCCTGGACTTTATGATAGCTTTGGATTCCCTGAGTTTGACGATCTCTATGTTTCATATGAAAAAGATCCGACCATTAAGAAAAAAACTGTTAAGGCACAAGAACTCATTCTCAACCTTCTCAAAGAACGTGCGGAAACGGGTCGTGTCTATATCATGAACATTGACCATTGTAATTCTCATTCCTCATTTAAAGATAAAGTTAATATGAGTAATCTTTGTCAAGAGATTACTCTACCTACAGATCCTATTCAACATATTGATGATACAAGTGGAGAAATTGCACTTTGCATTCTCTCTGCAATTAATGTTGGTAAGGTAAAGTCTGATGAAGAACTTGAGGAACTTTGTGATCTTTCTGTTCGTGGTTTAGACGAGTTGATTGATTATCAAAAATACCCCGTAGAAGCTGCAGAAATCGCCACCAAGGCCCGTCGTTCGCTTGGTATTGGTTATATTGGTCTTGCCCACTATTTGGCAAAACTTGGATATAACTATGATTCGCAAGAGGCATGGGATGCAGTTCACGGACTTTCTGAGTCATTTCAGTATTATCTGTTGAAATCTTCCAATCAACTTGCTAAAGAAAAGGGATACTGCGAATACTTTGGACGTACTAAGTATGCTGATGGCATTCTTCCAATTGATACTTATAAAAAAGACGTAGACGAAATTTCATCCATTTCTTATCAGCATGACTGGGAATCTCTTAGAGCGTCTATCTTGGAATATGGTCTCAGGCACTCAACATTGTCCGCACAGATGCCATCGGAGAGCAGTTCCGTTGTGTCAAACGCAACCAATGGAATCGAACCACCTAGAGATTACTTGTCCATTAAGAAATCGAAGAAAGGTCCGCTCAAGCAAATTGTTCCGCAATACCACACACTTAAGAACAATTATACGATTCTTTGGAATATGCCTAGCAATCGTGGTTATATTAATATTGTTGCAGTTATGCAAAAATTCTTCGATCAAGCGATTTCTGGAAACTGGTCGTATAATCCAGAAAATTATGCCAACAATGAAGTTCCTACTTCTGTAATGGCAAATGACTTTTTGACTACATACAAGTACGGGTGGAAGACTTCTTACTACCAAAACACTTATGATATTAAGACTGATGAAGTCGTAGAAGAAAAACCCAATCTTGAAGATTTGCTAAGCGAGTTAAGTTCAGTAGAGGAGGGAGAGTGTGAATCCTGTGCAGTTTAAAATTTCTTCCGTAGAGGAACAACAAACGAATATTAAAGGAATGACGGTTTTTAATACCGAACAAGTTGATACTAAAAAACAACCAATGTTTTTTGGAAAACCTCTTGGGATTCAAAGATATGATTCTTACAAATATCCAATTTTTGATAGGTTAACAACTCAACAACTTGGATACTTCTGGAGACCTGAGGAGGTCTCCCTCCAAAAAGATAGAGGAGATTATCAAACTCTTCGTCCAGAACAAAAGCATATCTATACTTCTAATTTGAAGTATCAGATCATGCTAGATTCTGTTCAGGGTCGTGGTCCTGGTATGGCATTCATTCCTTATTGTTCTTTGCCAGAACTTGAGGCATGTATGGAGGTATGGGGATTTATGGAGATGATCCATAGTCGTTCTTATACTTACATCATTAAAAATGTTTATTCGGATCCTTCTGAAGTGTTTGACACTATTATTGGCGATGAACGTATTCTAGAACGTGCTAAGAGCGTTACAGAGTCTTATGACGACTTTATTCAGTCTGCACAACAATATGGTGTATCCGATGCATGGATGCATAATCTTGAAGGAGTTTCATACGCAAAGGAAACCGTTAATGATGTTAAACGAAAACTGTATAGAGCAGTCGCAAACGTTAACATTCTTGAAGGTATTCGCTTCTATGTTAGTTTTGCTTGTAGTTTCGCCTTTGGTGAACTTAAGCTTATGGAAGGATCCGCTAAAATTATTAGTCTTATCGCAAGAGACGAAAATCAACACCTAGCAATCACTCAGAATATTCTGAATAAGTGGCGTGATGGTGATGATCCTGAAATGAAGCAGATCATGAAGGAAGAAGAAGAGTGGACTTATGCAATGTTTGATCGTGCTGTAAGTGAGGAAAAGAAATGGGCAGATTATCTGTTCAAAGACGGAAGTATGATTGGACTTAATGACAAGTTGTTACAACAGTATGTTGAATGGGTTGCAAATCGTAGACTAAAGGCGATTGGTCTAAAACCACAATATGATATCCCAGCAAACAATAACCCTCTCCCTTGGACGCAACATTGGATCTCTTCTAAAGGTCTTCAAGTTGCTCCACAAGAAACAGAAGTCGAATCCTACGTTGTAGGAGGTATTAAACAAGATGTTACCAAAAATACTTTCGCAGGATTCCAATTATGATGAGTGGTGTGAGCAAGAAATTCTGAATGCTTATAAGGAGGCAGCAGAATGTGATGAATTTATGTTTGGAGATTATGATTATTGTAAAGAATGGTTAGGTGCAAATGACTAATTAATTATAGATAGAGGAGATTAATCTCCTCTTTTTTATGCCTAAAAATCAACTAACTAAAGACGAAATAAAAGTTCGTGTATTAAAGTTAAAAGACAGACTATATAAAGATCAACCAAGTTGGGACGCCAAAGGACTTGCTAATAAATATCTGAACGAAGTTCTTGATATTATTGATGAGTATAGATATTGACTATGAAAATCCTTGGACCTACAATGGAAAAGTATTTGGTTCAAGTGATATACAGGATTATTTTGGTTTTGTATATCATATACATTGCACTAAAACTGGTAGGGATTATATTGGTAGAAAATATTTCTGGAGTTTCCGCACACCGAAGGGAAAATCTAGAAAGGTTAAATCAGAGTCTGATTGGAAAAAATATTACGGATCATGTCCAGAACTCAAAGAAGATATAGAAAAATATGGTAGGGAGAATTTTACGCGCACTATTTTATCATTACATAAAACAAAGGGCAAAACAAACTTTGAAGAAACAAGACAACTCTTCTTCAACAATGTCCTTACAGAAGGACTTGACGACGGAACCCCGAGGTACTACAATTCCAACATACTTAATAGATACTTCCGAAAAGATTATTATGAACGCGACGACTGAAGATATTGTGGCTCATGTTCGGGAGTGGTCTCTTGATCGTGCTGCAGATAAAAATGTTTCTATAGATGACGCTCGCGCTATTCTTGCAGAATTTTACGAATGGATTGATCCGGATGAAAGTGAATTGGAAATTATTTCCATAGAACCGCAATCTTGACTAATCCTAAATAAAAACTTATAATGTTTAAACCCACTTAAGGTGGGTTTTTTTATAATGAGACTTTGAGTTGATTTAGAGCCGTGGAGATTGCCTTTTGAGAAAAAGGTCTACCCCTTTCTCTATACGGATGTAGAGTTCAATTAATTTTAATGCTAAACTTCTTTACTGTAGCCGTTCCTCTAGTGGCGATGGTTACAACCAATACGGCAACACTGCCATTCTCTAGTTATAAACTGCAAGGTCCCCCTCCGCCAGTGGAGAAACCTTATTCAATTATTAAAGAGTTTGAACCTGAGAAGACAGCAATCCTAGAGGTTGCACCAACACCAATGCCAAAAGAGAAAAGGCTAATTTGTAAAGGGTGTAATGAACATGAGAATGCTACCCTGGCATACTTCCAGGATCGTGGTATTAGAGACAGAAACGCCCTTGCTACTATCCTGGGCAATATTAAGCAAGAATCTATGTTCGTGCCTAATATCTGCGAAGGTGGTAGTAGGACCAGTTGGCATAGCTGCTACGGCGGTTATGGACTGATCCAATGGACATCTGCCAACCGTTATTATGGATTGGGTGATTTTGCTAAGAAGTATGGTGGTTCTCCATCAGAACTTCACACGCAACTTCGTTATCTAACGACTGAGGTTCAATGGCAACGTATCGAAGACAGGATGAAAACTCCTGGTAAGTCTATCGACCGTTACATGAACTATGCGTATAGTTGGATTGGTTGGGGCATTCATGGTGCCCGCACTTCGTATGCTCATCAGTATGCTTCCAAACTGATCACGGTAGAGGTTTGATAAAATAGAATAATAAATAGAGGAGAGCGGTTGCTACTCCTCTTTTTTTATGTTTAATTTTAACTTCGGAAAGAAGAAACCAGATAAGAAGCAGATAATCCTTATAAGCGTCATACTCAGTGGTATCGTAGCAACCCTCTCCCAATGCTCAGGAGTGCCTCAGGAGCGCCTCTGGGACCTTCTAGACGAGGTACAGAGGACTCTGTTCCCACAGACCATAATCAATGAGGTTCTTCTCCAAGATCCTGGTGTGGTGGAGAGAAGAGTTGAACGTGATATTGATAAAGCAATCAGAGAGTACGAACGCTTGACAAGAGACTCAGAACCACCTAGAGTACCTTTGCCACGGTTGATTGAGAAAGCTCCAGATAACTCTGAGGCTCAAAGATTACTTGGTGGCGAAATGAGACTCTGTGCTCCATGGGTTGACACCTGCCCCAAACAGTAGTACAATATTCTCATAGGCAACAGGGGTCCAAACTCTGTGTAAGTCCTGTCCCTCCCATGCCTCTCATCGATGCACAAACAGGGAGGCCTCTTGGGCTCATAGTTAAGCGGATATAACCACCGCCTTCTAAGCGGTTGTCCCAGGTTCGATTCCTGGTGAGCCTGTTGACTTTTTAACAAAAAAGTCTTATAAATAAACACACTTAGGTCGAAAACAATGTCTTATCCAATGCCCACCAAACAGTTTAGTAATCTTGATATGCGCTATTGGCATATTGAGGGTACTCCTCTGTTTGCGGATATGGAAAGACATATGTAAGATGTAATCCATAAAAGCAAAGACAGGGGAGAGAAACCAAAAGTTTCCTCCCCTTTTTTGTTTGTTACCAGTGACGGTTTCCTAAGTGTCCACCAATCTCCCCCCAGAGACCAAACGGTGGTATTCTAATCAAGTGGTCGAGAGAGACCACACCGAACATCGACAACTGAATATTTTCCACATTATTTGGGTCTGTAACTCAGTTGGTAGAGTAGCGGGCTTTTAACCTGTAAGTCGTCGGTTCGATCCCGACCAGACCCATCGTGGGAGGATTTCCGAGTGGTTAAAGGAATCTGACTGTAAATCAGACGGCTCTGCCTTCGCAGGTTCGAATCCTGCTCCTCCCACCTTGACCCATTAGTGTAGCGGCTTATCACGCCACCCTGTCACGGTGGAGATCACGGGTTCGAATCCCGTATGGGTCGTTGCTATCGTCTAGTGGTGAGGACATCACTCTTTCACAGTGAAGACACGGGTTCAAATCCCGTTAGGACTATATCCAGATGTAGCGCAGTTTGGTAGCGCACCTGTTTTGGGAACAGGGGGTCGGGGGTTCGAATCCCTCCATCTGGACCTTGGGAACATAGCTCCAATTGGTAGAGCACATGATTGAAGATCATGGTGTTATCGGTTCAAATCCGATTGTTCCCTCTCTGGAATCGTAGCTCAGTGGTAGAGCACTCGGCTGATAACCGAGCGGTCACAAGTTCAAATCTTGTCGGTTCCACTTGCCCAAACTTTATTCCAAAGTTGGGTTGAACGGAAAACTGAAAGGTAAAAGAAACCTGTCAGTATGCTTATTACTAACAAACGCAAAGGCTATAGAAACCAGACTCGTTCAAGGCGAGGCAGGGTAATAAGTTGTCATAGCACTTGCGTTTTGGGAGACGGCAATGAAGGTTCAAATCCTTCTGAATAATAAACCTACGATATGGAAGTGTGGCTGAGAGGTCTAAAGCAGCGGTTTGCTAAACCGCCGATGTCTTTATAGGCATCCGTTGGTTCGAATCCAACCACTTCCGTTGGAGAGTTGTCCGAGTGGTTTATGGTGAGATCTTGGAAAGGTCTTGTGTGTAACAGCACCAGAGGTTCGAATCCTCTACTCTCCGTTGGACTCCAGCAAGGTGCTTGCTAGGATATAAAAGACTGACGCCTCCCTCTTCAGAAAGAGTAACCAGCAGGTCAGCGTCCACTTTGGCAGTGTAGTTCAGTGGTAGAACAAGAGATTCATACCCTCTATGTCGGTAGTTCAATTCTACCCACTGCCTTGTGACGTTAGCCTAGTGGTAAGGCAGTGGTTTGTGGAACCACCTAGATGGGTTCAATTCCCATACGTCACCCCGCCCGATTAGCTCAGTGGTAGAGCAACTCACTAGTAATGAGTAGGTCGTCAGTTCGAGTCTGACATTGGGCTTGAGAAATCGTCTAATGGTAGGACACCTCCCTTTGAAGGAGTTTATCTAGGTTCGAGTCCTAGTTTCTCAGCCAGTTGGATTGGTGTAATGGTAGCACGATGGTCTCCAAAACCATTAGTGGGGGTTCAAATCCCTCATCCTTCGCCTTGTCCTTTTAGCTCAGTGGAAAAGAGCAGTAGGCTACGAACCTATGTGTCGGGAGTTCGAATCTCTCAAAGGACGCTTGACAGATTCTTATGAGTCTGTTACTATATAAAGTGATAGAGGGTAAGCCTCTGTTATATCCTTATGAGGTATATTACGCTTACTCCATCAAGTCGATGTGGCGGAATTGGTAGACGCGCTGGGTTTAGGTTCCAGTAGATTAATCTGTGAAGGTTCAAGTCCTTTCATCGACACTTGACAATCAAACTAAAATAGTTTATGATTAGAGCTGTTAACTCTAAGGTTCCTCGTTCGAATCGAGGTGGGGGAGTTGAAAGGATTGGAAATGTCCGATTCTTTCATATTGGTTCTGAGTGGAATTCCCAGCAGTTCCGTTAGGGACTGTCCTTTGTAGGTTCGATACCTACATCTTCCTTATGGGAGATAAGAACGGCTACTGGAAACCTCTTATTCACTGCCCTCTAATGCAGTGAAAATTGCGGAAAGTGTCTTCCGCTGGTGATGGGCACTCATCACCGTTCCGTAGGTGCCAAAACCTCTCCTCAGGTCTATGCTTATTGCTGGTGCTTGGGTGAATGTCAAGAGTGGGGACATAGGTAAAGTCCTCAACACCTACCACAACCTCTGGTAGTCTATTGGTAAGGACAGGCGGACAACGCACTTGGAAACTAGGTTCGATTCCTAGACAGAGGACACGGGAGATTAACTCAGCGGTAGAGTGGCTGCCTTACAAGCAGTAAGTCATTGGTTCGAATCCGATATTTCCCACTTGATAAATAAATACAAAAAGAGTATAATGGAAAAACTGTTTAAACTCTTAAGTGATGCTCAGTCATCACTTTTTGTTTTGTTTCACAAAACTTGGGCATTTCACTGGAATGTAGTTGGAGAAGACTTTACTCAACTTCATCAACTCTTTGGTGGTCAGTATGAAACTATGTTTGAAGAGATTGATCGTCTCTCAGAACATATGAGATACTTAAATGTAAAACCATTGAGTTCTCTTTCAAGAATGCTTGAGGTAACTCAGATTAAAGAAGCAGCAAGTTCAACTGGAGCGAAAGAAATGCTTCAAGAACTTCTTGATAATAACACCAAGTTTTGTGAATTAATGGCAGAGATTTCTGAAGAATCAGAAACACAAAAGCAATATGCAACTGCTAATCTGGTTCAAGACTTAATGGAATCTCATGGCAAGTTTGTATGGATGCTAAGATCACATTTACAGTGATAAGGATGAAGAACAATGATTTCAATAAGATGTAAAGATTGTAATAGAGAATTGACAGGACAGCAATCAAAAACAGTGACTTGCGGTTGTCCTAATATGGCAACTATTCGTGGGGATAAGATTTCAGCACTTGACTTATCTAGAATTGTTATGTTAAACTCTTTAAAAGAAAATCAACAAAAGAATGTGCTGTCTTCTCAAGATATTGCTTGGCAAGAAGCACGTCGTCAACGTAAAGTAAGACGACTTGATTTTGAAGTCCGTTAAGGACTTAATATTGGAAAGGTGGTCGAGTGGTTGAAGGCTCCAGTCTTGAAAACTGGCGAAGTGAAAGCTTCCGTGGGTTCGAATCCCACCCTTTCCGTTTAGATAAGTTACAAATTTAATAATTGCTTAATGAGTGTTACGTATTGAACACAATTCGTTGACGTTGAAATTCCTGTGATTAGTATATATTAGTATCACGGGATAAACCTATGGATCAGCACACCTATAATAATTGGGTGAAGATCAAAGAAACCTTTGAAACTTCTGGTAACACCGATAATATGTTCTACAAAAGAGCAGTTGAAATTGTTAAAACTAGAAGAGATCCTCTCGCCAAATTTTTTGGAGACGAGAAATGATGCATGAACAAGAGGAATTTATTACAAGAACTGAAGTGCAGGAGATGATTGATGATGCCATACGAAGACACAATCGTAATGCTTCGATTATTTCAATGTGTGTTGGTTGGGTTGTTCTTGCTCTTTTTGCTGAAGGTCTTCTTCGACTCATTGGAGTAATTCCGCCAGTATTTCCATGGCTCAACATTACTCTCCAATAATATTTTTAGTACCGTGGTTTGTTCTTGTTGTGATTGCTTTATCTATGGTTGTTCAGGGATGGATGATTATGAATGCTCATTATGGATACTCAAAAAGTCCTAAAGTAAAACACCCAGAATTAAACAACGTTAAAGTAGGAGATCCTTTACTTGTGATTAAGTTTACGGACGAAGATTTTCAAGAACTACAGCAAAGAGTTTTGCAACAAAAAATGAATGAACTCTTCGAGGAACCATCTACTTATGAGGACGACGACGATGACGACGACAGATTGGATTATATTTATTGAGTTTGTGTCTCATATTCTTTATTTGTTTGTCGCTTTCATGTGTGGATTAATTATTGGTTACATTGTAGGTTTTAGAAACGGGGGAATGTAATGAGTACTACAGCAATTTTCAATGCAGTTTTTATTTTTAGTCTCATAACAATTTTTATTAATTGGGGACTTCATAATGCATATCCACAATAAACAAAGGTATAACTTTGCAATGTCTGCTTTTGTACGAATGTATGGGCATGGGATTATACATAATCATGACATTAGACAATTTTGCATTGAGTGGTCTAATTGGGAAGTGAATGCTCCTTTATCGGGACTTGACGAAGTTGATCAATACTTGTATTATGAGTACAAGAACTGGAGGGGAAGATGATTTTTCATGTTGTAGAATCACTTGCTTCAAACCCATTTTTTCTTTTTCTATGTGGAATGGGGTTGACAGTCGTTCCTTTTGCTGGTATTATGTTTATACATAGAAACAAATAACGGAATGTAGCTCAGTTTGGTAGAGCACTCGCTTTGGGAGCGAGTGGCCGTAGGTTCGAATCCTATCATTCCGACTCATAAAAATTACTTTATGAAAATGTATCAAGAACTAAACGAACTTCAATCATTTACAGTCGAAGAATTTCAATTAGATTTTGAAAATCTAATGAATAGAGTTGAAAATGGCGAATCATTTATTATCCGAGATGGGAGCAATAGTGCAGTGATAGTTCCTTACAACGAAACCATAAAGTACGCAATAGAATCAACTGTGGATGATGAACTGATACGTCTCCACACAGACCATGAAGAAGGGTCTTGACGAATCGTTCCAGATCCGCTACTATAGATCTGGTTTCAAGGGACTGTCGCCTATTGGTTAAGGCCCACTGCTTATAACGGTGTGAAGAGAGTTCAATTCTCTCCAGTCCTACTTGCTCCTTTAGCAATCTGGTGAATGCAGCGAACTCATAATTCGCCTGAGGCGTGTTCGATCCACGCAAGGAGCATAGGACAGAATCAGTACTGTCCACCTTGACTTGTCCAAGTCAAACCCTTATAATACTAAGGTCAACATTCAAAACAATGACTCTCACAGTAAAATTCAAGAAAGACCTTCAAACTCTTCGTGGTGCAGCAAATGGTGATTTTTACCTTGATGTAAAGAATCCAAAACTCTTCAAAAAAGTTCGCCGTTTTTATGAAAATGAAGGTGTAGTGTTTTCTGGTGATCCTCTGGATGATTATGAAATGCTAATGGAATATGTTCTTGCTGATCTCGAATCTGTTGAAGTGGCATGATGAAAGTAGTTAGGAAACCAACTGTTCTTATGGAACGATTTCCATATCGTTACATCCAAGTGGGTACTTTAGAAATTAATGGTAAACCCGATTGTCGTATTCAAAAAGTAGACTCTTATACTGGTCGTTATCGAGATATGTATCTATGTGATAATGAAATGCAGTTAATGACGGCTATGGAAGATTTTGAATATACTAAATGGTTGGATCCTGATACTGTTCCTTGTTACGTGAGGGACGATGATGAGTAAATAGTCACGGATGGACTTTAACAGCACTGGTCGGGAGCAAAACCCCTTATGTCTAAATCTGATTTACTTCGGTGGATTGGAAACATTCTCCTCATAATTGGTTATCAAACTATGCTATGGGGAGAATTTAAATATGGTTTAATGATAAAAGTTGTTGGAGGATTACTCACAGTACCTTTTGCTATTAAACTTAAACTTTGGGATGTACTTTTCTTATGTGCATTCTTTGGTATTACCGAGATATCAAAGTTAACCCAACTTTTCTTAGTTTCCTAAAACTAAGTGGTGGAGTCAATATGACCCTATTAGGTTTCTTGCCATTCCTTCAAAAGGCAAGTGGTGCGGATGGGACTCTCTCCCGCCTGGTTTCCAATTTCCAGTCAAAGAATTGGTGGCGAGCCTGAGTCACAGAGGTGGGTTGCATAAACCCACCTTTTTTAGTATAATATATAAAAAGAGTTTAATGTAATCTATGAGCGATTATAAAAAAACGGCACTTGTACTTGGTGCTGGTGGATTCATTGGAAGCCACATGGTAAAGCGTTTGAAAGCAGAGGGATATTGGGTTCGTGGTGTAGATCTCAAATATCCTGAGTTTTCTATTTCAGAAGCAGATGAATTTATTCAAGGTGACTTGCGTGACATGAGTTTTGTTCGCCGTGTTCTTGAATTCAAAGGTGAGCAAGGTAATTTTTACGCCAGTGTTCCTTATCGCTGCATTCTTCCGTTCCACGAAATCTATCAGTTTGCTGCTGATATGGGTGGTGCAGGATTCGTCTTTACTGGCGAAAATGATGCAGATATCATGCATAACTCGTCACAAATTAACCTTAATGTTCTTGAGGCACAGCGCCAACTGAATGAAACATTTGATGGTGTTGATAATGGAACTGCATGTGTTCGACCTGTTTTAGAATATCAAACCAAAATTTTCTATTCTGGATCTGCCTGTATGTATCCAGAGCATAATCAACTTGATCCAGACAATCCTGACTGCCGTGAAGAATCAGCATACCCAGCTAACCCAGATTCTGAGTATGGTTGGGAGAAGTTGTTCTCAGAGCGGTTGTTTCTCGCTTATTCTCGTAATTATGGGATCCCTGTTCGGGTTGCTAGGTATCATAATATCTTCGGACCTGAAGGAACCTGGGAAGGTGGAAGAGAGAAAGCACCTGCAGCAATCTGTCGTAAAGTAGCATATCTTCCAAAGGAAGGTGGTACAATTGATGTTTGGGGTGATGGAAAACAGACTCGTTCATTCCTCTACATTGATGAATGTATTGAAGCAACCCGCCGAATGATGGATTCTGACTTCCAAGGTCCAGTGAATATTGGTTCTGAGGAAATGGTAACTATCAATCAACTTGTAGATATTGCTGCTAAAGTTTCTGGTAAAACTGTAGAGAAGAATCATATTGATGGTCCTCTTGGTGTTCGTGGTCGTAATTCCAATAATGATCTTATCCGCGAAAAACTTGGTTGGGATTATTCTCAAACCTTAGAGGAAGGAATTCGTAAGACGTATTCTTGGATTAATGATCAGATCGAATCTACAAATAAGTGAATAGTAGCATGAATATTGCAGTATTAGGTTCAAGTGGTCAAGTTGGAGCATACCTGACCGAATATCTTCGTGGAAAAGGTCATACTGTCCATGAATTCGATGTTGTGAATGGACCAGAACAAGATATGACTAGAATTCCAAATTCGTCATTGGAAATGGCGATACAAGATTCTGACTTTGTATTCTTCCTTGCATTTGATGTTGGTGGTTCTCGTTATCTCAAGAAGTATCAACATACTTTCCAGTTTATTGATAACAATACTCGTTTGATGGCAAATGCTTTTGGATATCTTCAAAAGCATAATAAGAGATTTATCTTTGCTTCATCACAGATGAGTAACATGAGTTATTCTCCATATGGTGTGCTTAAAAATGTTGGTGAACTCTATACTAAGTCATTGAATGGATTGATTGTTAAGTTTTGGAATGTTTATGGAATTGAAAAAGATCACGAAAAATCCCATGTCATTACTGACTTCATCCGCAAAGGTTTTGAAACTGGTGTCATTGACATGCTTACTGATGGACAAGAAGAGCGAGAGTTTCTATACGCAGAAGACTGTTGTGAAGCATTGGAATCAATAATGAATAACTACTCCGAATTTACTAGTGAGGATGAACTTCATATTACAAGTTTCCAACCAATTAAAATTATTGATATTGCAAATGTTATTGTCGATCAATTTAAATCGATGGGAAAAGAAGTGAAAATTGTCCCTTCGCAGGAGAAAGATTCTGTTCAAATGGATAAGAAAAATAAACCAAATACTTATATCAATAAGTACTGGGTATCCAAAACATCTATTGAAGAGGGTATTTCTAATATAATAAAGGAGATGATTTAATGTTAGCTTTTAATCACCTGGGAAATCTGGGCAGACTTGGCAACCAAATGTTTGAGTATGCTGCTCTGCGTGGAATAGCAGCAAAAAATAATTATGATTGGTGTATTCCACCATTCTCAGTTACTGGCATAGAAAACTACAGTCTTCATGAATGTTTCAAATTAGAATCTGTTACTGAAGATAGACAAGATATAAGAGAAGATTTTTTGCATCTTAAAGAAAGGTATTTTCATTATGATCAAGAACTTTACGAGAACTGCCCAGATAATGTAAGTCTCTATGGTTTTTTTCAATCTGAAAAATACTTCAAAGAAGTGTCCGAAGATATTAGAAAAGAATTTACATTTCTTGATTATCATCTTGATCCCTGTTTGGAATTTATATCAGAATTTAAAAATCAAAATCCAATCTTTATTCATATAAGACGAGGTGATCCTAATCTTGTTGATCCTAGAGGGTTTAAATGGGCATATGTTAATTGCCAGGATCAACATCCTTTACAGACAATGGAATATTATTCTCAAGCACTTGATAAGTTTAATGATAATCAACCAGTTATTGTCTTTTCGGATTCTCCCGAATGGGTCGAAAGTCAAAAATTATTTAAAGGTGATAGATTTTTTATATCACAACCACAAGAAAAATATGAAGATGGATCGTATACTCCGTATACTGATTTGTGCTTGATGTCTTTGTGTTCTCATGCTATTATTGCTAATAGTTCACTTTCTTGGTGGGGAGCTTGGCTAATTAATAATCCTAATAAAAAAGTAATCGCGCCAAAAAAATGGTTTGGTCCGTCTTATGCAGACAAAGATACTAAAGATTTGTATTGTCCAGAATGGGAGGTATTTGAGGAAACTGTATGAAAATATTTGTAACCGGTTGTGCAGGTCTTCTTGGATCTAATTATACGCGACATTTGATTTTAAATGGTCATGATGTTATTGGTATAGATAATCTTTCTGGTGGTTATCGAGCATTTCTACCAAAAGCAGAAAATTTTACTTTTGTAAAACTTGATCTGGAAAAAAGAAAAAAAGTTGTAGAACTGTTTGAAGAACACAGACCAGATATTCTTCTTCATTTTGCTGCATACGCTGCTGAAGGACTTTCTCCTTTTATTAGAAATTTTAATTATCGGAATAATCTTATTTGTTCTGCAAACCTGATTAATGAATGTATTAAACATGATACAAAAATAATCTTCACTTCTAGTATGGCTGTATATGGGGAACAAGATCCACCATTTACTGAAGATAAAAAACCACAACCAATTGACCCATATGGTATCGCTAAGTATGCTGTTGAATGTGATTTGAAATTGGCACATGAACAGTTTGGTTTGAGATATAATATCGTAAGACCACACAATGTTCTTGGAATATATCAAAACATTTGGGACCGCTATCGTAATGTGATCGGCATTTTTATCCGCAAAACTTTGAATGGTCAACCTATTCTTGTTTATGGTGATGGAGAACAGACTCGTGCTTTCTCAGATATCAAATATTACATGCAACCTTTTGATAAACTTCTTACTGATTTTGATGGAGAAACTTTTAATATTGGCGCAGATAAGTATTTTACTTTAAATGAAGTTGCGGAAACCGTTCAAAGAATTGGTAAAAAGTATGGGTATGAAGTTCCTATTGAACATGGAGAACCCAGACATGAAGTAAAACATGCTTATTGTGATCACACAAAAGCAAAAACTATGTTAGAATTTAGAGATGAAACAAATCTCGATGAACTAATTGAAAGTATGTTTGTTTGGGCAATGAAACAACCAAACAGAAAAGTTAAGACAATGGAGTATGAAGTTACAAAAGACATTTACGAATATTGGAAGCAAGTATGATTGACGAATTTATTTTTCCCGAATGTAATCGGTATTTTAAAAAAGATCTTGATAATCTAAGATATAAGTTTGATGGTGTAGAAACAATTGAGAATAACTATTCTCAAGCTTTTCAGGATATGTTTGCTCTTAGCATTCTTAATGGAAAGAAAAATGGAACCTATGTTGAGATAGGTGGAGATCATGCTGTAATTATTAGCAACACCTATCTGCTAGAATCTAAATTTGATTGGACAGGCGTTTCTTTCGAAATTGATCCAGAAAAAGTTAATGGATATAATTCGATTAGAAAAAACAAATGTGTATGTGCAAATGCTCTAGAGGTTGACTTTAAAAAGATTTTTGAAGAAAGAAATCTTCCAAAGCAAATTGATTATCTTCAGGTAGATATAGAACCTGCTTGGCAAACATTGAATGCTTTAAAGGCTATTCCACTTGATGAATACAGATTTTCTGTTATTACTTATGAAACCGATCTTTATAAAGACGGTCCAGAACCACAAGAAGAAGCAATGCAACTTCTTACCTCATATGGATATGAATTGGTAGTTAGAAATGTTGCAAATTTGAACAATCCTTATGAAGATTGGTATATTGATCCAAAAGCAGTTGATAGTGAAATTGTAAAACTATTCAAACAACCTGGTAGGTTGTCTAAAGAAAGCACTGATTGTATATTTGGAAATTAAAATGATTATTAGTCTTGGGTCTATAATTAGAAAATACGACATCAATATTTCTGGTGTTATCCATGTTGGTGGACACATTGGACAAGAAATGCAGTCTTATAAAGACAACAATATTAATAATCTTATTGTCTTTGAACCTCAAAAAGAACCATTTGCAAAATTGTCTAAAGTTGCAAAATCAATGAATTTTGAAAATTTAGAATTGCATAATGTAGCATTAGGGACTGAAAACAAAACCGTAGAAATGCATTGTAATATTGACGGATTGTGTAGTTCTATTTTAAAACCAAAACATGTTCTGGTTCAATATCCAGATATTACTTTTGATTCTACTGAAACTGTAGAAATGGTTACAATGGATTCTATAATTCCAGAGGATCATTCTTACAATTTTATTAATATGGATACCCAAGGGTATGAACTCGAAGTTTTAAAAGGAGCTACTACAACTCTTAATAAAATTGATTATGTGTATACTGAAGTTAATAATACTGAAGTTTACGAAAATAATGCTATGATAGAAGATATTGATGAATTTCTAAAATCATATAATATGACCAGAGTTGAAACTGATTGGATAGGTGGAACTTGGGGAGATGCATTCTATATTAATAAGGACCTTATATGAGTATACTTTACACTATCAGTAATTGGTACGGGAGACTTGGAAATAATATCCAACAGATTTGTAATGGAATAATTTTTTCAGAAATTAATGATTCTGGATTTTTTACTCCTCCTCACGAACTAATTGATCAAATTATTTTCAATCAGAGAAATCAAACAATGGTTAGGCCCTCTAGGTTTTTCCATTATAATACTGAAAATAAAGATTTTGAGATTGATATAAATTATCTCTATAAAAATATGAGAAGGGTTGCAAAGGAGTATGTAATTAATAAATTTAAATTCTCGATAAAGGATCCTTTTGATGAAGATACTTTAGTTATTCATATCCGTAGTGGTGATATTTTTGCACATGAACATAATCCACCTCATGACTATGTTCCAAATCCTCTGGTATACTATTTAAATCTTATTGAAGAATATGAAAAAGTTATAGTTGTTACTGAACCTGACAACTATAATCCAATCATAGATGAATTGAGAAAAAATAATAAAGTTACAATTCAATCTTCTAATGTTTCTGATGATTTTTCTACTCTTTTGAGAGCAAAAAATTTAGCTTCCTCTGGTGTAGGAACTTTTGCAGTTGCAGCTGCTCTGTGTTCAAATAATATTAAAAAATTTTACTGTACAAATTTATATCTTGATGAGCACTTAAATCCGGAAATGTTATATGAAACTGATATATCTGTTTATATGATGGAGTTAAATGACTATATTAATCTTAAAGAATGGAAAAACAATGAAGAACAACGTAAATTCATTTTGGAGTATAAGATTAAATGAAAATTTTTGATTCCGTAATTTTCTTTAACGAATTAGATCTTCTGGAAATTAGGTTAAATGTACTTAATGATTTTGTGGATTATTTTGTAATCACAGAGTCTCCTTGGACAGTTAGTGGAAATTCTAAACCACTTTTTTATCTTGAGAACAAGGAAAGATTTTCTAAGTTTAATCACAAGATTATTCATAATATTACCGAAGAAATTCCAAATGATTATTCCGACTATATGGAAAAGCGGAAATATCATACTCCAATGAAAGAAAATGATAATGGAGGAAATCCATATTATCAATATCCTATTAGATTTCAAAGAGCAATATTTAATAGAGATTCCAGCATTTATGGTGCAATAAAGGGTGGAATAAACAACGAAGATATTATAATTACGAGTGATGTTGATGAAGTTCCAAATCCTTTAATTTTTGAAAACTTAGATTGGTTTGATAAAAATAATCATTATGTGTGCCTTCAAAGAGCATTCTATTACAAATTGAACTATCTTTATCAAGAAAATTGGATGGGATCTAGAATTTGTAGTTTTGAAAAACTGTCAGAATCTTCTGTTGATATGCTTAGAAACAATCACAAAGATTCTTATAAAATTGAAGACGGCGGATGGCATTGGAGTTTCTTTGGTGATGCTGATAATTTTAGAGCAAAACTTTCTGCATATGAACATACCGAAAACAATACAGAAGAAATTACTTCTACTGCTGAGAAGAAAATAGAAGAAGGTATTGATCCTTTTGGTAGACCAATTCAAATAACAACCGTGCCTATTGATAGTTCATACCCAGAATATATCATTAATAATCAAGAAAAATATTCTAATTTTATTAAACCATGGAATTGATTGAGGGTATAGAGCTTTCAAAATTATGTGATTATTCCTTCGGAGATCAATCTGGTCAATGGGGGAATATTTTTACATCTTTTATGAAAGATGCAAATTTATTAAATTTAGAATTTGTAGAGAAGGTTTTTGAAATTAAAAAGAGCAGAGATTATATGACTCTGTTCATTGATAATATTCGTTTATATAAAAGGCATATTGTAGAGGTTAAAGATTCTGATAGACCTTATGTTGAAGGTCTTATGGAAAAGAGTGATCTGTTAAGATTATGTTCTAATTTTCCTGATATGAGATTTATCATTTTTACTAATCTTGAAGATACTCCTATTGATGAGCATATTTTTGAATCAATACCAGATAATGTTCTTTGCATTAGTGCGGTAAATGCTATTGCTAACGGAGGAAAGGTAATTCCAGCTCCTTATGGTTTGCAGAGAGCAATGAGTCAGAACGATAGTAGAATACTTGATATAAAGAGTTCTATGAGACTTTTGCCAAAAAATCCGCCTGGACTTTTATATGTTAGTCATAGCGAATCTACAAATATTGAAAGGGTAGGCATTAAAGGTATTTTTAAAAATGAATCATGGGCAGAAGTGCATGAAGAAAGAGTTCCTTATTCTGTATTTTTATATAATCTTAGTCAGTCTAAGTTTATGATTTGTCCTATCGGAAATGCTATCGATTGTCATAGGAATTGGGAAGTTCTTTATATGAGAAGAGTCCCAATAATGAAAAATCATCCTTATCTGAATAAATTATTCAATGGATATCCAGTGTTGTTTGTGGATGATTATAAAGAAGTGACGAAGCAACTTTTAGAAGACAATGAAGATTTGTTTATTAAAGCACAGACCATGGATTTATCTCAATTGACACTTCCAACTTTTTTTGATAATATTGTAAATAAAGCTTTAAGTGGAGAATATGTTAGTAAATGAAATGTATCTTGGGTCTGGTCTTGGTAATCAGATTTGGGCATCTGTTGTAACCCGTATCATTGCAGAAAAATTGGGATATGAATATGGGATTAAAGGCAAAGAACTTTGGAAAGGAAATGGATGGATGAAATATTTTTGGGGTAAAGAAGTTATTGGTGGATCTGGTCCAGATGGAGGACCTCCTGATACTCTCCCAGAAGGAATTGAATTTTGGTATCGCGAACGACAAGAAGGACATTATAAGGAAGGTCGTCATCAACATGATATGAACCCAATTGACCATGGACTTTTCTTCCTTCCTGATAATACTAAAATCGATGGAACATTTCAAAATATGTTATACATCGAAGATCGTCGTGATGATATTAGAGTGTGGTGCAAAGTTGATGAAGATAAAGTTATTACTGACTACTCTGCAGATGATATTTGTGTAATTCATTTTCGTGGTGGAGATTATTCCACTGGATTTTCCTTTCTGCCTCCCCATTACTACCAAATGGCAATCGAAAGAATGAGGGATAGGAGAAGAGATATGAAATTTGTGATCGTTACTGACGATCTAGAACTAGCAAGAAAACACATTCCCGGAATTGAAGTTGTTGGTGCTGCAGTTTCTAATGAACCAGGAGGACCAGATTATAAAATCGGTTGGTATCAAATGAAAGGAGGACCACTATCAATTGACTATACTATTTTGCACACAGCAAAAAATGTAATTATGTCTTCCTCTACGTTTTCATTTTGGCCTGTTTGGTTGTCTACAGAACTTAAAAATATTATTGTTCCAATGTATTGGTTTGATTGGAATACCTCTGATGGTTGGTGGAGACCTGTAGATTCAATTGTTCCTGAGTGGACTTATATGGATAGAGATGGTAAAGTTAAATTGGGTGAAGACTGTTGGCAAGAATACCGTAAATATAGTCATGTAATTAATCCTGAAACTTCTGGTGTTTTGGTTAAATATGAATAAGATTAGTCTTCCAAATGTAACTCTTTTTTGCATTTCTTCTAACAATATTCCAGGTGCTCTCTATGCTCTGCAAAAAAGTATGGAGGGTATATCCTTTGGAAAAGTAAAATTAATTACCCACGAGTATCCTGGTAATCTTCCTGAAGGAATTGAGTTTTCTAAATGCTATAAGATAGAATCAATCCATGATTATAATTATTATTGCATCTATAATCTCACTAAACATATTGACACTGATTATTGTCTACTTGTTCAACCGGATGGGTATGTTATTAGACCGTGGAACTGGGACAACACCTGGTTTAACTACGACTACATTGGAGCACCATGGAGATGGGAAGAGGCGTCATTTGTGACTCCATTTGGCGAACATATTTCAGTTGGTAATGGTGGGTTTAGTTTTAGAAGTAAAAAACTTTTAGATGTTCCTACCAAAGTTCAAGTACCTTGGGATGTGAATAAAGGAAATTTTTATAAGCATTTTGGGTATGGGTCAACTTCAGAAGACGGAAATATATGTGTTCATAACAGACATATATACGAAGAACAAGGATGCAAGTTTGCTCCTATAGAAGTTGCAGCAAAATTCTCTAAAGAAAGACATATATCTCCATATCATGACGGCATAGAGACTTTTGGATTTCATTTTTTTGTTCAAGATATTATTTGAGGTAAACATGATTGGATATAATCACTTAGGTCGTAATGGAAGACTTGGAAATCAAATGTTTCAATATGCGGCATTGAAAGGAATTGCTTCAAAGCATAATTATGATTATTGTATTCCCCCAAGCGAATTTAAAAATGAAAATATCGATCATCAATTATTTGAAGCTTTTGAACTTTCATCTTTAAAGCATGTTGAAATGCTTGGTGCAGTTTATACTGAGGAAAAATCTTTTACATTTGATGAAGATTTATTTGAGAATTGTTCTGATAATGTAAATCTATATGGTTTTTTCCAAACTGAAAAATATTTCAAGCATATTGAAAATCAAATTCGGAAAGATTTCATTTTTGTAAATGATATTTGGAATCCTTGTAAGGAAGTGTTTACTTTTGATGAAGCTTTATCTCTTCATATCCGCAGAACAGATTATGTGGAGAAGCAAAATTATCATCCATTGTGCCCTCTAGAATATTATGAAGAAGCATTAAATAAAATGCCAAAGGATATTCCAGTTCTCATTTTTTCCGATGATCCAGAATGGTGCAAAAAACAAGAACTCTTTCAACCAGATAGATTCCTCATTTCAGAATCTAATAATAATCTTGTTGACATGTGTTTAATGACTATGTGCAATTATCACATTATTGCAAATAGTTCTTTTAGTTGGTGGGGAGCATGGCTCTCTGATAGTAAGAAGATTATTGCACCTAAAGTTTGGTTTGGACCTAGTGCAAATCTTGATGATAGTGATCTTGTTCCAGAATCTTGGGAAAGAATATAATGTCTTGTAAATTTTCTATTGCGATTCCTACCCATGATCGGGGGGAAGTTGGTACTGTTTGGTTGAGGGAACTTTTTGAGTCTTTAAAAATTCAAACTTTTAGAGATTTTGATATTGTAATTTCTGATCAAAGTAAAAATGATAGTATATTGGATGTTTGTAAAGACTATTCTGAAGACTTCGAATTTACGTATATAAAGTATCAAGGATCTGTTCCTTGCGAAAATATAAATATTGCTCTAGAAAATTGTTCTGGAGACATTATTAAAATAATGTTTTCAGATGATATTTTTGTTAGAGAAGACGCTCTTGATATAATTCAAAAAGAATATGAAAAAACTAATTGTAAATGGGCATTCAGTGGATTTTGTGGTACAAAAGATGGAAAAACTTTTTATGACCATAAAGTTCCACAATGGACTGACTATATGTTAGAGGGTCGAAATCTTTTAAGTAGTCCTTCAGTCGTTTCTTTTCTAAATGAAGTTAAAGTAGATTTTGATGAAAATTTAAAACTGCTATTGGACACTGATTTTTATCATAGAATGAGATGGGAAAATGGTCTCCCACACATTATAGAAGATGTACTAGTTGCTAATAGAGATCATGACAATAGAATAAGCAGTCACACTACTTCACAATATGATGCTGTTATTGAACACCCAGAAGGAAATTGGTTAATTAATACCAGAGAATATAATTATATTCAAGAAAAATATAAGGAATTTGTACAAACAAGAAGATATCCAGATGAAAAATGATCTTTCTAAAGCAACATTTATAATACCAATTCAAATTGAATCTGAAGATAGACTTAGAAATGTTATAACAACGACAGCTTTTCTATTGGAAAATTTTGATACTAATATCATTATAAAAGAAGTCGATACTACCTCGAAGTTTCAAGACGTTGCTCTACCAATATTAAAAGATGTAGTAGAATCTGATATTAATATTCTTCATATTTTTGAGCATTCAAAAGGATCTGAATTCCATAGACAGAAAATTTTGAATGAAATGATATCACAATCTAAAACTAAAATCGTAGTAAATTATGATTGCGATGTTCTACTTCCATTGGATTCATATCTAAGTGCATATAACAAAATATTGAATGAAGAGTGTGATATTGTATACCCTTATGGTCAAGGAATGTATCAAAGACAGGTTAAAGCAACTGATGAAATTGTTTCTGCTTTTCTAGAAACTTCTGATTATAAAATTCTTGATAGTCATTCATCGGAGCATACCTCTGATTTTGGATGGGTTCAGTTTTTTGATCGGCAGGTCTATATTGATGGCGGAATGGAAAACGAAAACTTTGTGGCATATGCCCCAGAAGATAAAGAGAGATTTTACAGATTTTCTACGTTAGGTTATAATATTTGTAGAATCAAAAATTTAGTATATCATTTAGAACATGCTAGAGGAATTAATTCTTGGTTTAACAACCCTCATATGAATTCTAATAATTTAGAATGGGAAAAAATTAGCACAATGGACAAAGACCAACTAATCGAGTATTATTCAAAACAGGATTATTTAAAAAAGTATAACAATGGACAAAAATAAATCTATATTCAAATTAAAAAATATTGGACCAATATACTATATTAATCTGGACGGACAACCAGAAAGAGATCAGTATATGAAATCTCAATTTGAATATTGGAATGTTACCAATTATAATAGAGTTTCTGCTTATGACGGAAGGGATGATGATCTGAGTGATATTATATCAGGAAAATATCCCGACAATATGACATCTGGGGAAATTGGTTGTGTAACGTCTCATTTGAAAGCTATCAGGCATTGGTACGAAAACTCAGATTCTCCATATGCTATTATCATGGAGGATGATTGTAATTTAGATCTTGTTCGATACTGGAATTTTACTTGGGATGATTTTTATGCTCATATTCCCTACGATTGGGATGTGGTTCAGATCGCTATTATTTGCACAGGTGATATTCATGTAAAACTTCATAAAAGATTTGTCAACGATTTTTCTACTGCGTGTTATCTTATTACTCGCCATCATGCAGAAAAACTTTTAAAATTTCATGTTAGAGGAGAAAAGTATAAACTCGATAATGGTTGTAAACCACGACCTGTTGCAGATGATTTGATTTATAATACCGGAAATACTTACTCAATACCTCTTTTATTGTATAGAATTGAATTGGGTTCTTCAATTCATCCTGAGCATATAGATGCAATTCATAGAGGAAATTATGAAGCATTAAATCAATTTTGGAGTCAGCGTGGATCTGATATCGATATAAAAGAGTATATGGATTATGATCCATATCTCGGCAGAATAACCCAAAATTCTTCTGCTCAATGAGACCTTGACAAAGGTAAAGAAAGTCTGTATACTAAATAAGTACTTAAGAATTCAGTTGTAATTCTTAACATTTGTCCTATAGTACATAAACATTTTTATGAAACTCAAACAACTGATGCTTGCACCTGTTGCTCTGGGAATGGTTGCTCCTGTTGCTGCGAATGCTGCAGATCTTAATATGGCAGCAGTCAACCAATATTCCTCTGAACAGGTTACGAGTGTCTCACAACTGTCTGATGTTCAACCCACCGATTGGGCATATCAGGCACTCAGCAACCTTGTAGAGCGTTATGGTTGCGTTGCTGGTTATCCTAACGGCACCTATGGTGGCGGTAAGGCAATGACTCGCTTTGAAGCAGCAGCACTTCTCAATGCTTGCCTGGATCGTGTAACTGAAAATACTGATGAACTCAAGCGTCTTGCTGATGAGTTCCGTAATGAACTGACTGTAATCCAAGGTTCTGTTTCTAAACTGGAAGCACAAGTTGGACAACTTGAAGCAACTCAGTTCTCTACAACTACCAAACTTCGTGGTGATTCTCGTTGGGTTCTTGGTGGTGTAAATTATGGTGGTGATAAAGTAAATAAGTATAACGACGCCCCTCTTCGTGAAGCGGTTACATTTAACTATGATGTTCGTCTGAACTTTGATACTTCTTTCACTGGCAAAGATTTGCTTCGCACTCAACTTCGTGCTGGTAATTTTGATGACAGTGCATTTAACGGTGCTTATCCAACCAAACTCACAAAACTTGATGCTGCTTTCCAAGAAAATCTTGGTGGCACTGATGGAGGTGACGTAGTTGCTATTCAACGTCTGTACTATCAATTCCCTGTAGGTAAGAATGTAACTGTTGTTGCTGGTCCTCGTGTTCGTCAGGATGATATGCTGGCGGTGTGGCCTTCTGTCTACAATGCAGATAAGATCCTGAACATCTTCCAGTTTGCTGGTGCTCCTGGAACTTACAGCAAGAACCTTGGTGCTGGTCTTGGTGCCTGGTATAAGAGTGGTAGTTGGTCTTTAGGTGCTAACTACGTTGCTGCTGATGGTGATGTTGGTGATAGTGCTGAAGGTGGCGTGTTTAATGGCAATTCTGCTGCTACTACCACTGTTCAACTTGGTTACACTGGTAAGAACTGGAACCTGACTGGTGCTTATACTTATGCAACCAATGGTGTTTCAATTCAAGGAACTAATGAATTAGTATCTTCACTTCCTAACTCTGAAACTGGTGGCAATACCAACTCATTTGCTCTGTCTGGTTATTGGCAACCTTCTACCTCTGGTTGGGTTCCTTCCATCTCTGCTGGTTGGGGATATAATAACTCTTCCTATACTGAGGGTGGTGATACTGCTTCTCAGTCTTGGTACACTGGACTGGTTTGGAAAGATGTAATTGCTAAGGGCAATGCTCTTGGATTTGCAGTCGGTCAACCTACTTTTGTCACAGAACAAAACAGTGTAGACGGTAATGATGGTAACTATGCACTTGAAGGTTACTATAAAGTGCAAGTTACCGATAATATCGCAGTCACTCCTTCAGTATTCTATCTAAGTAATCCTGCTGGTGGTGGACTAGATGCTTTTGGAGCACTTGTTCAGACAACCTTTAAATTCTGATTTTGTAAGCATTTATACTCATTAAAGTCAGCATTTTCTAACAAGGGTGGGTTTCCCCCCTTGTTTTTTCTTTAGATTTCCTATATAATTGTGTTGTAAATCTTTACAAAAGATAATGACTGTAACAAAAAACGAGTTCGGGCAAATGAATATGTTTGCCAAAGAACCTTCGATGTATATGACTAAAGAAGATCTTGAGCGTTATGGTATTGAACCCTATGCAGAAAAAGCGGAGAAAATGAATGGACGCTGGGCAATGGTCGGTTTTGTTGCTGGGATTATTTCTTACACTATCACTGGCAACTTCTTCTTCGGCATCTTCTGACAATTGATTGACAATGACTTCAACTATCTTTACAATTACTAGTGTCGCCTTCTTAGTTTTGTTGGCGCACTCAGTTAATCAACTCTCAGAAACTTACTAATTTATGGCAACCTACAATGTTACCCTCCGTTCTCCCGACGGCTCCGAAACTACTATCCAGTGTGATAATGACACTTATATCCTCGACGCAGCAGAAGAAGCAGAAGTCGAACTTCCGTACTCCTGCCGCGCTGGTGCTTGTTCCTCTTGTGCTGGTAAGGTAATTGAAGGAACCGTCGATAATGAAGATCAGACATTTTTAGACGACGATCAGATTGCAGAAGGGTTTATTCTTACTTGTACTGCATATCCCACCAGCGATTGTGTGATTCTTACTGAACAGGAAGAGAACCTGTGAGTGCTGGAATGCTTGGGCAGTTTAACATTGCTCTTCAAGAACTTGTAGAATCGGGTGCTTGGGATCGAGACGTAGAACTAGAAGTTAAAATTGCGGGCACTCTTAAAAACGATAAGTTTATTGTTATTAAACCTATCAAAGAAAAACTGGTTTCTAACCCAAACCCAGAACTTAAACAAAAACATCCATATCAAGGAGAAACAAAATGAAAAATCTTTTTACCGAAAAAGCAGAACGTATTAACGGTTGGGCAGCAATGATTGGATTTGTCGCCGCTGCTGGATCTTATCTTACTACAGGTCAAATTATTCCTGGTGTATTTTGATGGAGGTTACTATGCGTAGAGAAGGTTATACCATTCCTGAGGTTCAATTTCAGTTTCGTGAGAATGGTGAGTTTGTAAGTCGTACATCTTCTGAACTTTTCAATGGAAAGCGAGTGGTCATTTTTAGTCTGCCTGGTGCTTTCACTCCTACTTGCAGTGCCTATCAGCTTCCTGGATTCGAAGAGAAATACGACGACTTTATTGGTCTTGGCATCGACGATATTTACTGCCTCTCTGTTAATGATGGGTTTGTGATGAATGCCTGGGCACAAGACCAGAACATTGAAAAAGTCAAACTCATTCCAGACGGTAATGCATATTTCACACGTTCTATGGGTATGCTTGTCAATAAGTCTAACCTTGGTTTCGGTGATCGCTCTTGGCGTTATGCTGCAGTCGTGGATAACGGAATCATCGAAAAACTATTCGTTGAAGTGGGGCAACGTGACAATGCAGACACAGATCCTTACGAAGAGACTACTCCAGAAAATGTTTTTGAATATGTGAAATCTACAGTTCGAGAAACTGTTACTGCTTGAAAATAAACAAAGCGCCCAAAAAGGCGCTTTTTTTATAAATATCTGAGTGTTTAGAGTAATATCCAATGACCTTAGATCTTCATAACTTTTTTAAGTATTATGATGATGGTAATGCAAATCATGTAGCAGCAGTACAGTGGTTAGAGGATAACCTTCCTGCTGAGTTTATGGATGACTCAGAGACTGAGTGGGTTTCAATTTTTAGAACTAAACCACCCACTCCAGAAGTTCTCGCAGTTCCATACTTCAATCAAGTAGACAACTACAGAGATGCACATAGGACTTGTAACTCTTCGTCATGTGCTATGTGTCTTGCTTTCCTCAAACCAGGAAGCATTAAAGGTGATGACGAATACGTTAAGAAAGTATTTGAGATTGGTGATACGACTGACCATGCGGTACAGACAAAGGTTCTGGCAGCTTATGGAGTTAAGTCACACTTTAGTTACAATCTTTCTTTTGCTGACATTGATAAGAGTCTTGATGCTGGGAAACCTGTTGTTATTGGTATCCTGCACAGGGGTTCTTTATCTGCACCTACTGGTGGGCACATGTGTGTTGTAATCGGAAAAACGCCAGACGGTAAAGGATACTATATCAATGATCCATATGGTTCACTCAATGATAACTATACTGGTCCCGTGACAAATGGTAAGAAGACCATTTACACCAAGGCAGTTCTTAAGCACCGTTGGTGTCCAGGAGGCAATGATGGGTGGGGAAGAATTTTCGATTAATTTTAAGAGAAAGATCTTACAGAGAATTAAAGATCTTACCAATCATGGTAAGCATGTAGAAGCAAATCAACTTTATCTAAAGTATTTCGGAGGTAACAATGGCAAGAATTGATTTACATAACTTTTTTAAATTTTATGATGAAAAGAATCCCAATCATGTTAAAGCAGTTCAATGGCTAGAGGATCATCTGCCAAATAAGTTTCTTGAGGATAATGTAGACTGGGCTGAAATTTATCGCGGAAAAAAGTCTAGTGCTGTAGGAGCATCTACAATAAATTCTGCTTCTGCTCCTGCAGCATCTTCTTCACCTGCTACAGTAGGTGGTGATGATGTTCCAATGATGGGAATTAAATTAATCAAGGAATTTGAAGGATGTCATTTATCGGCATATCCTGATCCTCTTACTGGTGGACTTCCAATTACAATTGGTTGGGGATCTACTAGAGATAAGAATGGACAACCATTCCAAATGGGTGATTCTATCACTCAAGCGGAAGCAGATGAACTTTTAATTACACAATGTAAAAATCAGTTCCTCCCTGCACTTCGTAAAATTCCACATTGGGGAGAAATGTCAGATGGAAAGAGGGGAGCTTTGCTCAGCTTTGCTTATAATCTTGGTGCCGGTTTTTACGGTGGTGATAACTTTAATACTATTACTAAACGCTTGAAGAATAAGGAGTGGGACTTAGTTCCCGATGCTCTTTATCTCTACCGCAATCCCGGTTCTAATGTTGAAGCAGGACTTGCTCGTAGAAGAAAGGCAGAAGGCGAAGCCTGGAAAAAAGGATAAATAGTAACAATCATAACTGATTCTTGATCTTAAATGGTCTGAATCTACATACTCCGAGTCCTCTGTGACTTGGTGAATACTTTACTTTTAAACAACTTTAGTTTGTTTCGTTTAGTACACACTGAGCCATAGAGGACTTTTTATGTCTTACGCTAAAAAGGCGCTTGCTGTAGCGTCTGCTCTTTTAATGGGAGCACCAACTGCATTTGCAGATACAATTTCTGGTACAGATTTTGAGACTGGGAATACTTCAGGATGGAATACTGGAACTCAAACAGGAACATTAGATAGCACAATCACAGGACAAGGAACAGGTGTTAGTGTTGTCGATAATCCAGTGATCTTCAATGCACCTTCTCACCCAGCAGTAGGAAGTCCAACTCTACAAGATGGATCTCCCAATCCTTATTATCAGCCAGCAGTAACCCCATCTACTTGGGAGTTTGGTCCTTATGGAACTGCTGGTGCTGCATTACAACCAAATGGTCAAGCAACATTTAACCAAGCAACAGAAGCACTTGGTTTAACACCAGAAGAAAATCAAGCAATCAAAGACCTTCTTATTCAACAACAGCAAGCATCTGGACTAGGAAATCCAACTCCTACTGATGCTGCTTGGATTACAAAGTCAGTTACCTTGGAAACTGGTAAAGTTTATACAATGTCTTGGAACTACATTGGAACTGATTATGTTCCTTTCAATGATGGTTCCATCACATCACTTGTTTATCAGGGAACAAGTTCATCTCCAACAGTAACAGTTAATAATCAACTTCAAAACTATGCATTACTTGGATTTACCAATCCAGGAACAGGTGACTATTCAACTGGAACTTATGGTTCTACTGGATGGCAGTATTCAACATATCAAGTAGGTGCTGATGGAGATTATCTCTTAGGATTTGCAGTATTCAATCTTGGAGATACCGCACTATCACCAGTTCTTTTAGTTGATAGTCAGCCTGGAACTACAACACAGAATGGAGAACCATTTGCTGCTGTTGCTCCAAATAATCCAGATGCACCATCTGTTGATGAAGTAGCACCAACTCCAACTCCTGAACCAACACCAGAACCAGAACCTACTCCTGAACCTACACCTGAGCCCACACCAGAACCAACCCCTGAACCTACCCCTGAACCTACACCAGAACCAACCCCTGAA